TTATAACTAGATAAGATGCCATCATGAAATATCTAATTTCATTAGGAATAAAAATAATATTTAAAAAATGCAATAAATAGAGAAGAACAAAAACAAGATTAAAAATTCTAATAAACATAATACTAACTTTCGTAATGGTTGCTGAAAGTTAGATTATATCGCTTCTTCATTAAAACGAACCATAACCACTTGCTATCATGTCTTCAACCGTACTATCTTCTGGCAGAATACCTGCATCAATCAGAAAAATTAAATAATCCTGATGTTGGTCATAACCATCTGACCAAACCCTTTCCATATACTCTTCGTGCGTTTCATGATCAGAGTCAGGCTCCATAAAGTCACCGAAGCCATAATCTGCTCCACCATAACTAGCCCCTTGTTCATACTCAAAATCATCTTCCATATCACTACCTAATCACTACCTATTTAAAAATCATCCAGCCCACCACGACCGGAACAAACACACCAAGATAAAAATAAAAATCCATCATGGTTTTACCTTAATTTCTGCCATATCAACCTAATACCCCAAACCGCTGCCATGATGGCAACTACTGACCAGCCTATATAGGATCCGTCCTTCATGCTGTCTATCGGGTTACACTCAGGCAATTCAGCTTTTAAAATCTGCTCCCCATATTTCCAACCGAACTTTGTAAAATTAAGCTGATAAAGCTTTCCGTCATCGCCAATCTTCGGAGGAACTAGGCTGAAATAGACATTTTCGGCGTCTTGGCGGGTTGCGTAACAGTTATTTCCAACTTGATAGCCCATCAGCAATCCTTATAGATATAAACGCCGTCTTCGTCTTCATCTTCGCCTATACCGTTTGCAATCGTTTCGAACTCTTGTTCCTGTGCTTCAAGTTCCTGCTCTTCTGCTACGAGTTCTTCATAAACGGCTAAGGCTTCTTCCTGCGTTCGACGTCTGTCTTCACACTCTTCGTGTTCATCTGACGATTCTTCGGCTTCATGTGCTTTAATTTCAGCTTCGGCTTTTGCCAGTCGGATTTCGGCAAGTCTTAATCGGATTTCATCCAGCCGTTCCCGAATTTCTTCACGACGTTCTTTGCGTTCGGCGGCTGCTTTAGCCTTTCTGCCGTCGATAACCGAACGTATCAGGGCGATACCTAAAAGTCCGCCATATGCCGACAAAACATAGCCGCCGATTTCTTTTATATCGGCAAGGCTGTATCCAAACTCTTTCGATAATGTGTCTAAAATCGACATCTCTATGCCCCTTTAAAATTCAGACGACCTTTAAGGGGTCGTCTGAAATATGCTTCAAATTAGCGCAATACGCGGCGGATCAGCTGGATAGCGAAGATTGAAGCGATAATACCCAGTACGATGGCCGCAACAGATAATGCATCAGTCTTTGCAGTATTCAAATCTGTTTTAACGCTTTCAGGTACTTCGGCCCATGCTTGAGTAGCGAAAGCCAGAGGAGCAGCGGCAACAACAGCCAGTTTTGCGCCGTATTTACGGCAAGTGTTCATGAATTTCATGATGTTTTCCTTTATGGAATGTTTATAAAAAATAGTTTTGCGGGCTTTGTGAAAGGTTTTACAGACCACCCGCCGAGCCTGTGAACTTATTCTTCTTTCAAATAGAATGCGAAGATTTGGAATCCACCTCCTATTTCTTCCATTCCGGCATTAAATGCGTCTTCATAACTTTCAAAATGCCCGGCAGATTTTAGATTTTGGGTAAAACCTGTATCGCCAAACGGATCGGGATAGATGAATTCATGTGATTCCAAATCCTGAACTATGAACAGTTCTTTATATTTCATGATTTAGCCTTTCGGCTTTGCCTCTGTTTGTACTTGGAACTCTTTCAGGGAGGGAACCATGCCTTTGCCTGTCGAAGTCATCTCTACGGTAATCATGACTTCGCAAGGGAAACTGAGGTTTTCCAGCTTTGCAAAGTTATCGCTTGAACCGAACTTCATCTGCGCTGCGGTGAATCCTACGGCGTTACCCGATTGAGACGGGAGCGGTGTAGCCACCAAGACGGAACAACTGTCAATCTTCGAGCCGTCAATTTCGCCTTTGAATTTTTTTGCACCTAAAAAGGTTGCTGGATAAGTGATAATCTGGGTTTGGTTAAACATGGATATTTCCTTTCTTAAAAATCATACCAATCAAATTTGACGGGCTTTTTGGTATAAGCCCTATATTCACCGCAATAAAGCCGATACTTGGAATTTTTAATACGGTTTCGCGCTGTTTCTTTATGCCATCGCGCCGTCCTTCGCTTCATCTGCTCGGCGAGCGGTAAACCTTCTTCATATTTATGCTGCAGCCATTGTTCATACGCTTCGTCTTCTTTGCGTTTTCTATCTGCTTCATACTGGACATCAAAAAGACGTTTATGCGGGTCGTAGCCATCAGACAGTTTGAAACAGACTGAATCTAAATCTAAAGCCATGACTTCAAAATCAAGTGCCGCTTCCGCCGATTCGTGTATAAACCCGCTTCTTTCTGCCTGCCTCAATTCGTTCAAATCGTATTTTTCAGGCTCCAGACCTTTGGGATAACCTTGTTCTGCTTTTAGATGCCTAACAATTTCTTCAGCCGTGAAACCTAAATCGGACATGAAATTGACGAGCTTGCCGACGGCGTTCTTTGCGTGTTTCAGTTTGTGGCCGAACGTCAGATTCAGTGCTTTACTTCTCGGCTCAAACCGTTTTTCTTGCGGCATATTTTTGAAAGTGCTGCATATGGGAAATGCGCCGCAAAAGTAACCGCCTTCGTCTGTCAGAATCTCAAACGGTATTTCTATATCTCCATGGTTAAACTGTATTTCAAACCTGACCCATGGACTGTCCTTATCACCCAATTGACGTCCTTTTTCGTATACGCGGACAAATCGGGAATTTTTCTTCCGACCAACATAGAACGTCTTACCTGTGCCGTCTTCTTTACGCCATGCCGACCCGACTGTCTCGGACTTCGGGCGCATATTGTGATTGTCGAAAAAGCCGTTATCGTGGTCTAACAGTGCCTGCTCAGGTGTATAGCTTCCATCGAAAAAATCCAACGCCAAATCGATTCGGGTTATTCTTGGTCGGACGGCGTTTTCCAAAAACTGCCTCATCCTTACTTCCCAACCCGCTTGCGCGAGATTGCACCCGACGCCTTTCAGCTCAATCAAAACGGTATCGCGCTGGCCGCCATAATGGACTTCTCCGTAATCCACATCTTCCGATCCGAGCCGGTACATGGATTCATAAAACTTGTTACCTTTGGACTTGCATTTTCGGGTAATGCCGAAACCTAAAATTTCTTCCAACTTCCTGCTCAAGACGTACATGTATTCAGTATCTGATACCAACGGACATCCGGCGATTTTTACCAATGTGTCTTCATGGAATGTTATAGAAAGCCAGTCTATGAAAACGCCGTCCTGTATGCCCCGCCTTTGCGGAACTTCAATCAGTTTCCCCCGCTCATCCGTGATGAAATGTGAGAAATATTCTATTTGGCTCATCTGCTCCCCTCTTTTGGAATTTCGGGGCTTTGATTTTTGCTCCCCCCCTGTTAGTCAAGGGGGGGGCTTTCTGCCGCTTCCCGTCTGCCGCGCTGGCGCGCGTCCGACGGTCTGCGACCGAAAGCCCTTCATTCCGACAAACTATTAAAGAACAATAAACGGCGAACCGTCCGAAGTTAAAATGACAGGATAGTGAGAGCCTGCCGAATCTATTTTTTTCAGCGTTTCCAACAAATCTGGAAACGTTTCTTGCGTTTCCAGTTCATGGGCTTTTCCTACTTGGAATCTGTAAAAGCACAAAACACATGAATTTTTTAATTTGAATATTCGCCAGTAAGACGAACTGAAAATAATGTTTGCTGACATAAAAAAGCCCCTTTCACTTGGCTAATGAAAGGGGTTTGTTAAGTTTGGTTAATTGCCCCTTTCACGGGGCGTAATATATAAGGCCGTCTGAAAAGATTTCAGACGGCCTTCTTTGATGCTTAACGCTTTATCAAATCTCGATTTTATTCGGCGT